CCTTAATTGATCTTGGTACATCTCTACTTTACCGCCATTATCTACTTTTCCACCACCTTCATATTCCAACATTCCGCCACCAGCATATTTAACCTTTTTGCCAGTTTTTTTAGCATAATCTTTAGCTTTTTTCATACCTTTAGCATCATACTTAAAATGTTTTTTTCCAACTTTTGGCATTATTTATCTCCAGCTTTCATTTTTGCACGACCTATATTTAATGCACAAATATCAATTAACTTATAAAGTTTACCAATCCATACATCATCTTTAGGTGTTTTTGTAACAGCAGCAATAATACTGGCACAACTAATTATTGCCATAATTAATGCTATAAAATTTGCAAATGTTTGCATAATTATCTCCGTTATTATTAAAATTTATCATACATCATTAGGATCAAAAAGACCTTTAGCAATTAATAGTTCTCTATTAACTTGATGTTCTTCTTCAATTTGTTTTTTATTTTGTCCTTTATATTTTACAGCTAAATGATCATCAACCATCATTAAGTTGATATTTTTATCAGCAACATACATTTCGCCAAGAACTCTACCAAACTTACCTTTTTTATCTTTATGTGTTTTTATAACCACCTGACCTTTAGATAAAGCATCAGTCAGATATTTTTTGCTCATTAATCCTCTAACTTTTTCATCTTTGTTTCTTGTTCTGCTTTCTGGTGTGTCAATGCCATATAAACGAACACGACTGGAATAATGAATATCAAAACCCAAATCAATAACGACATCAACAGTATCGCCATCAACAATTCTTTTAACTTCACAATTATATTCGTACATTCCTATCTTTTCTTTCTAGCTGTTTTAGTTCGTTTAAACGATCTATTCTTGCGTTTAGAAGTAACTTTTAAATTGCTTCTTTTTTTATTTCTAGGATTTCCATCTTTGTGATGTACGTCTTTTCCATCACCTTTACGTACTTTTCTGGTTTTTTTTAGTTTTGCTCTACTTGCATTTCTGGCAGCCCTATTTTTCTTTTGTTTGCGTTTTCCTTGATAATTATCATATTCTTTACGATAATTTCTTTTCTTTTTACGCATTACTCTTTTCCATCTTTTTTATGTGTGCCTGCATAGAGTCCAAACCAAGCTGCACCACTACCTACAACGATAGAAATTAAGCCTGATTGTTCAAAAGTTGGATTAGGTAAATCCATAAACCACATAACTGTGTAATACAAAAGGTACATATATATACCTAAAAACGCTCTAGGAATGATTCTCCAAGCATCTACTGCTTGAGCAACAAAGATAAACCTTTGATATGGATTATTGTTCTTGACATCTTCTAGGTCTCTTATTTTATCTTTAAGTTCACCTATTTCTTGAACCATAGCCATGAACTTACTGAGGTCCATTTCGACCTCATTTCTGTCCATATCGCCACCGAATCTACTAGATGGATGATATTGATCTTCCATTTTTAACTAGGGTTTGCGTAACCCTTACTAGCCCAAATAACAATGCTGTATGTATCACCACTACTGTGATCATTAGTAGTTAATAGCAAATCACCATTAACTCCACTTCCTGCATTGTTAGGTATTCCGGGTAGGGTCATACTACTTTCTGTAAAATCCCAAGTATCTGTCCAATCTTTAGGTGCTTGCATAATGAATTGATTAGAAGTAGCGTTCCAATATAAGCTAAATCCCATTCCAACATTACTAAACCATATTTTATTTAACACAACTCTGCTACAAGCTTGTCCTGTAACTGCGCTCTTTGTTAAAGCTGAAACGTCAATTTTAGCGACAGCACTTTCTCCAGTGCCATCGCTAATATTTGTAAATTTCATTATTAGGTTTTTGCCACCATCATCAAGTATTGTTTGTGATGTAACTGCATCAGCCATATTAATTCTCCTTATGCGTCAGCAAATGGAGTAACTAAAGTGCCTGATCCTAGTATTCTACCTTGTATTGAATACTTAGCAGAAGCCATAGCTGTACATATAACAACACTACCAGCTAGTCCACCTTTAGTAGTACCATTCATTGTAAGCACATCGTTACTTGCTCCAGAAATAAAGCTTTTTCCAGCAGCATTAGTAATACCAATATTTACACCACCAACAAACTTATCTGTTCCATCAGTTAGTATGTCCATATCTGTTGCAGCAGTTTCTACTATAAAAGTAAATGTAGCACCTAGATTGTTTAATTGATTTGGGTCAGTTGCATCATCAGGTGCTGTAGAAACGATAGAAGGTAAAGTAAACTTACCATCTGCATCATTACACAATAGAATCTTACCAGCGTGTGCTGCAACTGTAAGTGTTGTGTCAGCAGTTAGGCTTACTACAGAAGCGTTCCCTGCCGAAATAAATCCAGCGAGTGATCTAACTGGACCTGAAAAGGTTGATTTTGCCATAATTTTTTCTCCGAAAAAATAAGTCCTATCGTCTTGGCTTGTCTGCTAGGTCAGTCTATAGGACAATTTACCCCTAGATAAAGTTGATGTGGGTTGAGTAAGAAACCCCCACATCACAGGTTCCATTATGCTAACTTAAAAGTTTACGATGATCCCGAAGAACCAAATGCTCCAAGCGGATCAGATACTCCAAAAGAATATCTTTCTCTCGCTTTATACCTTACATTACCAGTATCAAAGTCTCCATCCATGCTAGTTTCTAATGCTGTACGTGTAAAGTGTTTTAAACCATTAGGTACATCAGTAATTAAAAACCATGCATTTGTATCTGTCAAGAAGTGATTGACAGCATATCCTTCAGGGATAGTGCCATTCATTTTCATAGCATTTACATCATTATCAGCAGTTGCTGGTCTTAGATCAGACTCTAGGATACGGGTAGCAGTAAACATGCCGTTAGGTGGTACAATCAACTTACGTGGTCTCGCAGCAATTAGGAGTCCTCGCTCGTCTGTCCATCCAGCAATTTGTATCACAGCATTTTCTAACGAAGTTTCGTTAAGGTCTGCTTGTGTACTAGGAGTATTACTATTTGTTCCACCTGACACCAATGGGTGTGAAGTTGAGAAGAAATCTACTCCATCGCCAGAATTAAATGAGCCACCTGAAAATCCTTGGTTAAAAGGATTAACAGCTTTTACTTGTTTGGTATAAGCCATACTTCTTGCCAAAGCTTTTGTGTATCTAGCAGAAAGTGAGTCATAAAGGTTATCCTCCATAGCTTCTTCTGTAATACTAAAGCCCATAGCAATAGTTTCGTGGTTGTATCGTGCAGTAAAAGATTCTTGCGCATTATCATATGTGATAGCTGAGCCTTCATCTTTGACCGGAGCCTCGCCAAATCCACTTAACTTAACTTCTTCCTCGAAAGATCGGTCAGAATTTTCAGTTTCATAGATTTCAGCATGCTCATTCTCGTACTTATCATATTCTAACCCAAACAAAGCGTTTAAACCGGGTAGAAGTTCTTTCAGTAGCTGCGCTCTTGAAATTGCCATTTATATTACTCCAGTTTAAATTCCAGTCGTGTTATCCATTAGGTGTCCAGCATTAAACTTAACAACTAGATCAGTGTATGAGTCAGCCCATGCATTGCTAGGTGTTTGTACAACATCAATAATTCTTATAGGAAGTGTTGCTGTTGTAGCTGCAGAAGTTGAAATATCTACTGCGTTTTTGCTAGTACCTATTGTGGTAGAACCTGCTGTTTGAACAACCGCACAGTTAGTTCCTAGAGTAGCTTGTGCTGCAGAGCCATCAGCTTGCATTTCAAAGATGACATTTGGATCATCAATAACATATGCATAAGCATCAGAAGCTGCAATAGAAGCAGTCCACATTTGGTTAAACGTTTTCTGGTTTGTATTAGGATCAGTATATGAGCAACCCATAAATATTCCAATTGGTGTGCAAGCAGTTGTACCAGTGTCTTTTTCAACAGTACCGGCAGTAACTAGCTTAACAAAATCACCAAAGAATATAGATGTGCCATAACCACTAGCTATTTGATAGTGGCGCATTTTAGAAGTAAAAGAACCACTCGCACTTAGCGTACCAACGGGTCTTGCACCATAAGGTGCTGCTGTACTACTCATTTTATATCCTTAAATATAATTAATTATGAGACAGCAATATATTATTGACCGCCTCTCCCAAAAGTAACCTTAGTCCTTTTTTCCTTAAACATAGGCATAGCTGGATTTTCTTCTTTCATGTAGTTTGAATCAACTGCTCCCATCTGTTGAGAAGCTAAGTTTTGATAATACTCTCTACGCTTAGCTACTTCTTCTTCTGGTGCTTTACATAAAAGAAGTCCACCTACTTCGATACAGTTTGGATATTTAGAACCCTCATCTGTAACAATGTTTACTTCAGGATGATCCTCTGCCCTTACAGGTTCCCAACCTTCTCTGAGCCTTGTAGAAACATTTATGTTATCAGATTGTCCTGCAGCAGCAGTACGAATCCAACGATAAACATATCCGGGTTCAGGTGTAGGATCAGGAAGTAAGTTTGGAGGGGTCCAAGGTTTACTTCGCTCATCTTTTTCTCTAGTCTCCAGTGAGCGTGGAGTGCGCTTTTCTTTTAACTCATCCATTACTTTTTTAACTCCTTCATAAATTGAGTTGCATATTGTTCCGGTGTGAGTCCAAGTCTCCTTGCGAGGTCAACTTGTGTTCTAGTTAACTGCACTGTGCGCTGTTTTGTACCTGCTCTATTAGCAGGTGCTACCACAGTCGAAGGTGTCTGAGTCGTTGCAGTATTCGACTCATTGAAACGTTCCGGAAATCTATTTTTTACGGCTTTATCGATTTCACCATAATATTGATCCGAATCTGCAATTGGATCAATGCCTTGTCTGACTAATTTAGCATGCATACCATAGGCTAAAGCAGTCATATCCTCATTGCCTTCTTTCTCAAACCAATCATTATTCCTGATGTATTCTATAGCAGCAGGATCAAGTTGTGGTTGTTCAACAGGCTGTTGTGGAATTTGTTGTTGCATACTTTGTTGATATTGCTGTTGTTGACCATTCATTCCATTTTTTACAGGAACATAATTATCAACATAAGCTTTATCAGCAAAAGCTGCATTCATTTTTTCTTGTGCTTCTAAAAGTTTATCGGTGTCTCCAGCTTCATAAGCTTGTTTATAATCTGACTTTGCTTTTTCTATTTCAGCAGTTGTCCTAGTTTTAAGACTATTAACTAAAGCTTCTTCACTTTTAGATACAGTTTGTTTTAACTTTTCGTTTTCTTCTTGAAGTTGACGAGCAAAACTAACAGCTTCATCCCTTGTACGTGTAGCTTGTTCTTTTGAACGTCTTTCTTCGTGATAATCGTATTTTAGTTTATCAATACGTTTTTTGGTTCTATCGCCAATGCCTTCTATTTCTTCATCAACATTATCAGAAGATGCTCTTTTAGGTTTTTGATCTTCTTCAGGTCGATCATCAACGATATCAATTTTTAATTCCTTTTCAGGCTCTGGAGCCTCTATAGTGTTAGAGTCCGGTAACTCAATAAAATTTTCTGAACTTTCTTGAGTATTTTCTGCTAATTCATTCATGCTCTTTGAATTCCTCTAGGATCATCTACAACAGCTTCAACAGTATCATCATTAATTAATCTAAATTCCTTTCCGTGAATACTAATTCTAGTTCCACTAAAGGCTCTCATAACTACCCAATCACCTTCTTTACACCAAGGTCCAGTAGGAAATTTACTTTCGTCTTTATAACAATCGCTTCCCATAGCCATAACAAATCCTGTTACTGATGCAGTTTCTTCAATACGGATGGTTTCTTCAGCTTTGAGGATTCCACCTGCTGTTTTTTCTTCTGCTTCCGGTAATGCTATTAAGATTTTGTATCCTGTAGGTTCAGGTAATTGTGAAGCCGATTTAGGCTGAATAGCCTCATCTTCTTCGATTTTTTGTACTGCTTCTGTTGCCATAAGTTTTCCTTATGCTGCATCAATATTAATAAGGGCTATGATGTTACCCATCGTTTCACCATGAAACGTGCATATCTTTACGAGTCAACGATTTTGCTTAAAGCATCATCTATTTCACGAAGGGCGATACGTAAACCCTGTATATTACCTTTTAGACGATTCAATTCAGACATATTGTCAATATCACCATCTACTATAATATCTGTAATTCTGTTTATCTCATTGTTTAAACGATCTGTCAAGAATTCTGTAAAAGAATAATCACTTGGTTGCATACTATTCCGTATTTTTATCTAATAATTTATCAGCGATTTTTCTTCCTAACTCAGCACCTTTTGTTCTTTCTTGTGCTGATGTTTTAGCTATATCTGCACCGATCTCTGCACCTTTCATTTTAAGATCAGCTTCTATTTTAATTCTTTCTAATTCATCTGCCATTAAAGCTTTTTGCATATCTGCAGCAATTTTAGCTTCATCAGAAGCTGCTTTTGATTGTGCTTGCATTTGTTTTATTTCAATTTCTTGTCTTTGCATTTGAAGAACAGGGTCCTCCATTTGCTCTTGTATTTCTTGTTGTTGTGCTTCTTGCATATTTTTACCTAGCAATTGCTCTGCTGCTGCTGCAACAAGACCAGAAAGCCTTTCTTCTATTTCTGGAGGTAAAGGTTCTCCTGCTGGTGGTAATTCTGTGCCTAGTTCTTGTTCTATTTGTTTTCTGTATTCAAAACCTAAATGTTCAACAATATGCGCACTTAATGCTCCTTGCATTGCATCTGCATTTGGTGCTTGTCCTGCTAATTCTTGTATCTTAGGGTCTTGAATCATAGACATATGAACAGATATATGTGCAGGATGATCTTGATATTCAAACGCTTTAACAGGTTTACCATTCAATATGTTCATATTTTCTGAAACTGGATCAGTAGGCTTCAAATCATCTTCTATTGGAATAATATCTTGTGGATCACGTATGCCAAGAACCTCTAACATCTGCCTATGCAGTTTTGGCATGTCATACATTTGAGGTGCAGACTGTGCTAATTGCAAAGCAGCTTGATATTGCATAATTCTTTGAGCCATAGTTGCTGCATTTGGGTCAGAAACAGGAATTATATCGACTCTATCGTCAAAATCGCTTGATTTTATCGTTTCATCGCCATCAATTTCGTATTCATAAGCTTCTGGCATGTAATCTTTGATGATTTCAGACAAAATACCCAATTCTTTACGCATTGAAGCGTGTAATCTTGACTGAATAGCACTCATAACCTTCATATTTCGCTCTAAAAGGGCTAATGTAGTGCCAACTGGTGCTTGATTGTTCATATCTGACACTTTTAAGTCAGTAATTGAAGCAAATCTACGTCCTTCTTCAACAATATTGCCTAATAATTGATATAA